TGAAATTTAGCATTTTCCTTATCCGCTTTCGCCCAAAAACTAACTGTAACCTGCTGACCATTTAAAGCATCTAATCCTCTTTGATATAACGAATTTTGGGGACCACCATTCCACGCCACCGATGGTATACTTGTAAATACCTTTCCCTTAATTGAGTCGTTTGTAATTGACCACAAATTACCAACATTGACCCACTTATCAAGTGAAGAACCAGATGAGTTTAAGAAGTAATTCCTACCATAAACCAGCTGCCCGTTTGAATACGCCCTATCAATTGGCTTACCGTCCTTGACAAGCGCCTTACCATTTATAGTTGCCATATCAACCTCCTATAAAGTAAACACCAGTTTTATCAGGTAGTTCATCGTATTCTGCTTGCGTAACAACGTTGATGACGGCGTCTTTACCAGCTACTCCCTGAATACCTTGTATGCCTTGTTTACCCTGTTCACCCTTTTCACCTTGTGGTCCTTGTATACCTTGTTCACCAGTGTCTCCTTTGATACCAGTAGCACCTGACATATCAGTAACAAAAGTAAATTCCGTACCGTTCCACAAATATAGTTTTGCGTTGTCTGGGTCTTCAACAGTTGATGAAATCATAACAAAGTCTCCCTTTGTTAAATTGTCACTGCTCATTGACGCAACACTCGGAAACGTTTCTGCAATCGAGAAATCATTACCAGATACTCCTTGAATACCTTGAATACCTTGTGGTCCTTGATCGCCACGTTCGCCCTGAATACCCTGAACTCCTTGTGGTCCAGTATCACCATTATCTCCTTTTTCGCCTTGTGGTCCAACTTTGATGTCTAGTATTTTATCCGTGAGTTCTTGAGATAGGTTACTAAACTGTTGTTGAAATTGTTCGACAGTAATAGAAGAGATAACGTTTCCATCGATGTTAGTAGCGTTATGATGAATATTAAGTTTCAAAAAGCCATGGTCCGGATAAATTAGGGTATCACTACCATGTTCAAACCAAACTTCTATACGATAACTGCCAGATGGAAGATTGGCCAATTGTGCGCTCGTGAAAGTAATTTTTTCATCTTGCCATGTCGCTGGGAAATTAGTGAGGTAACCAACATCGTTTTGCTTGATATAAACCTTTGGTAGATAAGTGGTGTCTTTAAAAATAATACCGTTGTTCTCAGCCGTTAAATATATTGGCGTGTTATTATCTGCAAACTTTAATCCTGTT